GGGCTGGTGAGATTCCTAAGTGGGATGTATCTAAAGTACGTCCAGCGGGTGCTAGACTTAAGACGTTTGGTGGTCGTGCTAGTGGTCCTGCTCCTTTGGTTGATCTGTTTAACTTCTCTGTGTCTACGTTTAAGGCAGCACAGGGGCGTAAGCTGAGTTCTATTGAGTGCCATGACCTAATGTGTAAGATTGGTGAAGTTGTTGTTGTAGGGGGCGTTAGACGCTCTGCTATGATATCTTTAAGCAACCTATCTGATGATCGTATGCGTCACGCTAAGTCAGGTAACTGGTGGGAACTGAATGGACAACGAGCCTTAGCTAATAACTCTGTGTCGTATACAGAAAAGCCAGATAGTATGTCATTCATGCGTGAGTGGGTGTCTCTAATGGAGAGTGGATCAGGTGAGCGAGGTGTATTTAATCGTGAAGCATCGAAGAAACAGGCGGCTAAGAATGGCAGACGAAATGCAGACTACGAGTTCGGAACCAACCCATGTTCGGAGATCATACTTCGACCGAATCAGTTCTGTAATCTTACGGAAGTTGTCATACGTGCTAACGACACTCTGGACGATCTTACAAGAAAAGTCCGTCTTGCAACTATACTTGGAACCATTCAGTCAACCTACACCCACTTTCCGTACTTGCGTAAAATGTGGACTGACAATACCTCAGAAGAACGATTGCTCGGTGTGTCACTCACGGGGATAATGGACAACCCGTTAATGACGCTGAAGAACGAAGGACTAGATAAGACACTACAACACCTTAAAGAAGTAGCAGTAGAAACAAATAAGGAGTGGGCTGAGAAGTTAGGTATCCCAGTATCAACAGCTATAACTTGTGTTAAACCTTCGGGTACGGTTTCACAGGTTGTGGATTCTGCTAGTGGGATTCATGCAAGACACAGCCCATACTATATTCGCACAGTAAGAGGAGACAACAAAGACCCGCTAACACAGTTTATGATGGATCAGGGTATCCCTAATGAGCCTGACGTAATGAAGCCTGACGCTACAACAGTGTTTAGCTTTCCTATGCGGTCTCCTATGGGTGCAGTACACACAGCCGATACGACAGCCTTAGAACAGCTAGAGATGTGGTTGATGTATCAGAGACATTGGTGTGAACATAAGCCTAGTGTTACTATCAACGTCAAGTCAGAGGAGTGGTTTGCTGTAGGTGCATTTGTGTATGAACACTTTGATGAAATGTCAGGTGTATCATTCTTGCCCTTCAATGAGCATACATATCAACAGGCACCATATCAGGAGTGTGCAGCTACAGACTATCATATACTACTTGATCAGATGCCTAGAAGTATTGATTGGAATAAACTGTCTGAGTATGAACAAGAAGACAACACGTCAGGTATGCAAACTATGGCCTGTACAGGAGATGTATGTGAGATGGTAGACATTGGATAACTCAGAATTAGTTAAGCCAAGTAGGTCACGTAGAAAGACTAAATACAAGGGTGCAGGTCAGAGGGAAACTTCTGGCCTCACTCCTAAGACAGACAAACAGAAGGAGTTTATAGATGCACTTAAAGAATACAGTCAGGTGTTTGTATTGGGGCCAGCAGGAACAGGTAAGACCTACATTACTGCCACCGTAGCTGCTGACCTGTACACCACTAAGAAGGTAGACAAGATCGTCATAACCCGTCCTATGGTCTCTGTAGGCAAGGACATGGGGTATCTTCCCGGAACCCTTGAGGAAAAGGCTCAACCTTGGGCCTTACCCGTCTTGGACGTACTACAAAAGCATCTAGGTGCGGGTACTGTTGAGACAGGAATAAAATCTGGCAACATTGAAATGGCACCCCTTGCTCTTATGAGGGGTCGTAGCTTTGAGGACGCTTTTATCATTGTTGACGAAACTCAGAATATAACTACCCATGAGTTAAAGATGTTACTCACAAGAGTAGGAGACAATTCTACCATAGTTCTTAACGGTGACGTTCAACAATCTGACTTGAAGGAAGCAGATGGTCTTTCTAAGGTAATCCACCTAGCTAAGAAATATATGCTGCCTATATCTATAATTGAGTTCGGAGTTGAAGACATCATAAGGAGTGACATTTGCGCCCAATGGGTCAAAGTCTTTATGAAGGAGAAACTATGATCTATGTGTATATAGTTGTACTTAGCATTATGAAGGACGGGGAACCACACTTCTCTGTTCGCGCACCTAATGCAACTTACAAGACAGAGGAAAGATGTCAGGCTGTAAGAGAGTTAAACATGCTTTACTTACTTGAAACTAAGCCTGACCCAAAGGCAAAGTTCTTTAGTCAGTGCGTAGGCTTACCGTTTAACATGAAAGATAAAGGAGACTTGTGATGGGGGATGTTGTTGAACTTAATCCTGCCCCACAAGAGTTATCTGAGGTAGACAAGCAATACCTTGAACTAGAACGACAACAAGAACTAATAAGAGAACAAGCTAAACTTATAAGAGGTGACAATGGCTAAGTGGAAAGAGTTAAATAACGTAACCGATATGGTCAACAGTCCACCCCACTACGGCACTGGTGTCATAGAGTGTATCGACTATATAGAGGACTTCTTAACCAAGGAAGAGTTCATAGGATACCTACGTGGGAATATAGCCAAGTACCTACATAGGTGGCGATATAAGAACGGTATAGAAGACTTAAAAAAAGCTGAGTGGTATGGTGCTAGATTAATTAAGGTGGTAGAAGAACATGGAGATACCTGATCTGACCTCTATCATAGTTGTATTGCAAACCCTTCTTATACTGTGGTTAGCGGGTAAGGTCTCCAAGCTAGAAAGAGACACAGACCTGTCTATGAAGGTGCCTATGTACGCCCTGTTTCAACACATAAACAACGACCATCCAGAACTATGTGATAAAGAATAAAAAAAGCCCCTGCGTCCAACTAAGGATACAGGGGCTTTACTTTTTTGTATATAAGGTTTTGTTTATTTGTTGCCGAAGAATTTACTTACTGACCTTAAACCTATGCTGGCACTAACAATCCCACCAAGGGAAATTTGATACCATTGAGGCATTGATTCAAGGGCTGCAAAACCATTAGCTACTACATCTTCTGCCCAAGCAAAAGGTAAGAACGCAAGTACAAGTGGCACCGAGAATAGGAGTGTAATCCATTCATCTTTCCAAGAGTTCTCCGTAGCCTTTATTGCCGCTAAGTCCCAATCAATTTCGCCAGTTAATTGCTTTTTCCTAATCTCTGCCTCAGTTAGCTTGAGTTGTGTCTTACCATCAATTATACTCGTAGCTAACCCTGAGAGACTGCTAATTATTGCTCCAATCATTTCTTGTTACTCCCGTTAAGGTACAGCCCAAACCAAGCTGCCCCTGCCCCAACTATAACACTAACGAATCCTGCTTGGGCATTGTTTGGTGAACTTAAGTCCATAAACCAGTTACAGGTTTGATAGAACACAATCATGTAACTTAGTATAAGTAGCCTTGGTGCAATTCGCCATGCGTCTAGTTTCTCTGGTGTCATTCATCGTCCTTTCAATCCATCTATAATTTCTTGTGCAGAAGGTCTACGTTTCTTAAAGTCGTATACACATTCAAAACTCTGAGGACATTGCCTGTATGCAGCGCCATACTCATACTTAGGTATCAAAGGTGTTGGATAGAATGTAGCAGATGAGCCGTTAGGTCCACGATACCAACATTGTTGAACGCCCATTATGCTAACTCGTTTCCACAGCTTACATATAACCATTCGGGGTTCTTTAGCTTCTAGTACCCCTACAGTGAAAATTAAGGCTACACAAAACCACAATGCTTTTACCATGAACCCGTGCCTACCCCAATTAAATATACCCCGCCAAAAACAACGAATAGGATACCAAGGGACAGTGCAAACATAGCCATGTTATTTACGATCTGTTTCTTAGCTTCCATAGCCTTGTAGACAGTTTCTTCACGTTCTTTTCTTATCTGCCTTCTTAGCTTGATCATTTCATCCCAAGTTTTAGGGCCAAATCTCATATTTAAAAGGAACATCAATTCCTTCTGTTGGGCCGCTAACTTTTTCTTATGGACAATTATGTCGAAGGCTTCCTTTTCTATACTGTCAGCAGACGTTAGCTTCTGTATAGTTGAAGGTGACTTTCTTTGTTGCTCTGCTTTATGAAGGTCAGAGGCGGCTCCGAACCACTCCCCTAGCTGCCCCATAACGTCTTCTATCTCTCTGCCATGTTGTACTAATTTCTTGGTCATTGTGAAGGCGGCAGTACAGGCTGATATGGCCGTTATGGGGTCTAGCATTAGTCTTTCTCCATTACCACTAGCATCCTTTCAAGGGACTCTTTAATTCCCTTTATGTTTTCTTCTATCTTTCCTAGCTGTACGGCTTGGGTAATTGAGGATGTTTCAACAGCCTTAACATCGGCACTTATTCTAACTATAGAGGCGTAGTTGGCATCTACGTCTGCCCTCATCTGTGAAATAGCCCAAACTATCATTGCGGCTTGTACTACCAAGGCAAACATAAGACTTGCCGATATATTTTTATTCATTACCCAAAGTTCATCCCCCCTAGTCACAGGGGTAGGCTTTCCAGTCTAGCTGAAAATGAGGACCGTCCGGGAACTTCTTCCAATCACCGCCCCAAACAATCTTGATGTCTAACTCCTCTGCTGCCTTCTTCATTGCATCACCAATAGGGTAGAACTCGTCCCACTCCCACGACACAGGATAAGGTACAACATCTACTGCATGTCCTGTAAGGTGACGAGACTTAAGTGTAGTTGACTTGCCTGTCTTCTTAAGCATACGCTGACGTTCAATGTTACGAACACCCTCAGTTACACTAAAGTCCTTTTCACTAATCTCTAATGCTCTTGTAACAACAGCAACCATGTCAGGATGTACCCCAGACAAGTTCTGCTTACTTCGTAGTCCTAGTGTGTATCCCATTGGTTGCTCCTTAAGATGGTTTAGTGGGCCAAGTGATTGTGTTAGGAAACCCTGATTGTGAGGGTACGTCCCGTAGAAGTTGTCTATATGTTACCCATGCAGACTTATCTACAGGAGAGTCATCAACCTGTGTCCAATCTGAAGTGCTCAACAGCTTATCACGTTCCGCACGGACTAAGACCTCTGGTGCGATAGGCTCAGGTTCTGGATCAGGCTCAACAACGGGTATAGTTTCTACAACCCACTCTGTACCATTCCATTTAGCAAGCTGGCTGTCAGCTATAGTTGGTGGTGCAGCCTCTACACAACCTGCTGGAATAAGCCAATTAGTGCTATCCAGAGGGTCTTGGTCTGCTGTTGTAGTGCCTACGAAGACACCATTTAAATCTGTTTGGTATACGTTCATATCGGTGTCTCCTTAATATTTAATACAAGCAAGTAGGGCTATGTTGCGTGGTCGGGTTTCGGTTCCCCCAAAAGCGCTGGTACTACTTGCGGTTAAATTAGTTGAAGAACCCCCTAAAGGTCTTGTCCCATGAAAGTTATCTCTCCACATAGGTATAGAGTGACTGTGTGACTTCAGTTCATCAGACTGAGCAGAACCAAAGCTACGACTGCTGTCAATACCACGGCTATCATCCCAGCCACGCATAAATTCACCACGAAGGTCAGGTACGTTGAACGTAGTAGACCCATCACCCACACCAAATGTTGTACCTATTGCTGTAAACAAATCAGAGTAAGTTGTCCTTGACACAGCCGCACCATTGGCTTTGATGAAGTCTGTAGGGGGTGTATTAGCTGCATGATATATAACTGTAACTGTGGGTACGCCAGCACCACCAGCAGCAGCCCACGCTATATCAGTGCCATCACTTGTGAGGACAGTTGAAGCCCCGCCAGCCGCTAGTCTTGCAGTATCACCAGAGGCGTTACCATAAAGTATAGAACCCCTAGTAATAGCAGCTAGTTGATTAATTTCTGTACCTGTAGTAGTTAATGCGGTAGAACCAAGAGTTAACCCCTGCGTAGTAATAGAGACAACATTAGCACCAGCAGCGTCTAGGGTGGCTATAACTGTCCAACCTGTACCAGCAGTGTTCCTAATCTTAAGCTGATAGTTAGTTGTGTCGTACCACCACTGATGGCCCCTGTCCGTAACTGGGTCCGTTGTAGGGATAGCAGGCTCAGTAGCACCAGAAGAGTTAGTTGCGATAGCTTGGAGAGCAGCGTTAATGTCAGCCCTAGTTTGGGGGAAGAACTGGTTATCTATGATAAAGTCGTGTTGGCTCATGTCTTACGCTCCTTAATATGGTTTAGTGGGCCATGTAATCAGTCTATCGTTACGTTAGGAATTGGCTGGACAGCTTTTAGTTCTTCTGGTGTTAAAGCTGCATCAATAGCAGATGTCGCGGGGGCGTCACGCAACGCCTGTTTCTGTGTGGCGATAGAAGTTTGCTCAGATGTGTTGCCTTGCTCAATCGCCTTCATGTAGGCTGTGTCTAACGAGGCCAGTGGATCAATACGCGCTTGACGTATCTTATCTCTCCAAATGTCCTTAGCTGCGGCCATGTTAATTTGGATAACGTCTGACCCTGCCTGTGGTGCTGCCCAAGCATTTCGAAATGTACGATTTGATGGGGATGTGTATTCCGCACTGTTGTACTTTTTTGATCCTATTTCAATTAAGGTACTCATGCCGCCAACCTCCATGCGTCTCTAAACTGCCGATCAGACGGCACCTGTTCTGTTTTAACAATTTTAAACATTGGTCTGTTGTGTTCTTCGGCCCAAACCTTGCGTGGCAAATCTTTCATACATAAATATTCCATAGCTTCCTCTTCCGTTAAGGGTCCAATGCGGGGGGCCGTCCACTGAAGTGCGTGTTTCTCTGGGTCATGACTAAAGGTGTCGTGCCGACCTTCTGCAATGGCTTGCTGTTCATCATCTTGTAGTTGCCATAAAACCCAAATAGGGGGCAAGTTACCCGCCATTGCTTGTTCCATCCAACGCTGTGACGGCACAAGTACCTGCGCTGGTGCATCCAAATCATTAGGGTCTTCAAAGATTACTCTGTAAGTATTCATAATATTATCGCCATACTAACAACTCGCAGATCATATTTTTGAGCCGTAACTTGTTGGTAGCCTGTAACGACTTGTGCACTTCCTGTCGTAAAGTTAAAAGGACAAGTGCTTGCGATTGCGCCAAGTGAGGAATTGTTTCCTACGTTGCCAGCGGCGGGTACGGAGTAGTCTGCACTCGCCTTAGTTGTGTCAAAATTAACCGTAACTATGCCTGTACCGTTATCAGTAATACTGCTCACATCGCCGTCACCACGAATAGTTACAGCCCCATCACCCTTGAAGTTCACCCACGCCTCTGTATTACCTACACCACCACCACCAACAGCCGCCCATGAAATGTCTGTACCATCAGACGTAAGAACTGTACCAGCGCCACCCTTAGCAAGTCTCGCAGTATCACCAGAGGCATTACCATAAAGGATAGAACCCCTAGTAATATCATTTAGTTGGTTAAGTTCTGTACCTGTAGCGGTTAGTGCGGTAGCACCAATAGTTAACCCTTGAGTAGTAATAGACAACACATTATTAGAGGTTTCATCTATTGTCGCCATTTCTATCCAAGCAGTGTTAGCCTCATTCCTGATCTTAAGAATGTTAGTGTCAGTTTCATACCAGAACTGATTGGCTTGGGTTCCTGTAGGTTCTGCATCACCAGAGGAATTAGAGATTAGGGCTAGTAGAGCAGAGTTAATATCGGCCCTAGTATTAGGGAAACTCTTAGTTCCTACTATCGGCCCATCGGCTGTTGTAAAGTCAAATTGAGCCATTAGGTGAACTCCTTCCCGTAGCCATTAGCTACATAGTCTATTGTTACGCTGTTAGTACTAGCAGAGCCACCAGTAAAGGTGTTTATAGTAAACCCTGACCTAGTTTTGTTTGTAATAGTATATCTGTCTGTCTCAGCTAAATTAGCTATGGACAACCCAATAGCAGGGGGTGCATTGAAAGGGTGAGCCACTCCAAGTACATTGTACACTATGTTATTTGTACCTGTAAAAGTTATGTCCTTACCAGACACTAAGTACTCTGGCATGTCTATGGTAGCAGACAAGGCTGATACAAGGGGGGATGCGATAGTGTTAGTGGAGTCTAACTTTAACCTAAACTCAAAGGCTCTCGCTATTATTTCGTTACCAGACTGGGCATTTACCACTACCCAATCAGACCAAGTAGGTGTACCAGCAGGATCATCATCTGTATGTCTTGTCTGGAACTCAGTACTAACGTCATTAATAGAAGGACCAGCGTCATCAAACAAAGATGTTGTCTGAGCATCAAACAGGCCACCCTCAGAGTCAAAGAGTTGTGTCTTATCAAACCTTGACTTCTCCTCTGCATAAGAAACTATGTTCTGAAACTTAGAGCCTAAATCAACAGAGTTTTCAAAGTAGTAGACCCCTGTGCTTGCAAAGCTATCAAAGTCATCCCACACCCCTCCCCTTGCATCAAACGTAGCCTCTGGTGCAGTATCAAACGTAGGTAATTTAGCAAGACTGATACCCGTTGAATCCTTCTCTACATTAACCTTGACCCCATTGAAGTCTGGACTCTCAGTAACCAAGGTAAATACCTCAGTGTTCCTCACAGCTTCTATGTTTTCAATAAGTTTAGCTGCGTTTACTGATTCATTAGACCCGCTGCTGGCATCGTCTACAGCTTTAATGAAGTAAGTTCCCGGCTTATACTCTGTAAAAACAGCGGAACTATCACTTGCGGGTACGGACTCTCGGACGGTTGTAGCAGAAGCGTAGGAAGCACCTGACAATACCTTAGAGTACTTAATTACATAGTGGGCTAAGTCTAGGTCAGGCACAGGTGTCCAACTAAGTTCAAAGCCCCCAGTTATCATATTACCAGTAAAGTTAGTTACATCTGCTGGAGGCGCACTTAGGGTTATTACATCGTAGTTAGATACAGTAGTAAAGTTTCCATGAACCCCAAGAGAGTTAATAGCTTGTACTCTTATATCATGTAGTCCCTCTTCTACACTAACAACCTCAACCCTTTCTGTACCCACAAATGCACCAAGGGTAGCTAGGCTTGTGAAGTCAGTCTCGCTTGGCTTTTTGTATTGTACCTCTATCTTATCTACTATGGTACTTGTATTGACAACATCAATGTATAAGACACCCAGAGTTTTACCTCTGACCCTTCTTACTTCAGTACTTAGGTTAGCAGTAGTAAAGGCTAAAGTAGGCACTTCAAAGGCTGACAACAAAGTAGTATTATCTCTTTCGTAGACTATACCATCGTCAACCTCATCAAAGACACTTTCAGATATTTCCTTGAGTGTCATTTCTACTTGGAGGTCGTACTCATTCTGTAGCCCAAATGTCCAAGAGACAACCTCAAACTCTTTATTAGTCCAACCAAGTCTAGTGTTAGTGAGCCTTACATTATCACCTGTCTGTACTTGGAAAGCCCTGAGACCAAAAGATGCTTGTAACTGCAACTGTTGTCTATTACGCTCTAGCATAATCCTAGCAACACGACGAGACTCTATTGAGTTGTCCGTAAACGGTAAGTCCATGTCTAAGGCAGACTCTAGTCCACCATCAACCCCAACATAAGCGTTTGTTTTACCAGTGCCTGTAGCTGGGCCATCCTCTAAATCCGCTGTGAAAACTACGCCGACTGTGTTAGAAGTAGCCCCAACAAGGGTAAAGTCTGTAGTTCCAACTTCTGTAATAGAGTATGAACCACCGTCAACAAGGGCAGTAGCAAGGGTTAAATTGGTTACAGGTGGAAAGTCTGTTACTTGCCAGTTACTTTCTAATCCCCTAAAGGTTCCATTTACTTTATTAAAGTTGTCCCTGCGAGAGTGTCTAGTAGCTAGGCTTATGCCTGACCTAAGATCGTCTTCATTAAGGTCTAATACAGTAGAGGTCCACTTAGCAGCCTTTACATTCCATGCACCCTGAGTGTACCACAGAGTAGCACCCATAGACGTTATAAGCCCTTCTAACAGGTCTTGTGGTGTAGTTCCTGTAGTGAAGGCACCATTAGCTGTGTACCTGTGTGTCTCCACAACACCTGTACCTGTTGTGGCAGAGGTTGTTGCTGTGAAGACTGTACCAACATTATTGTCTGCTGCACCTAGCGCGGTAAAGTCTGTATCACCTACCGTTTTAATTCTGTATTCGCCCCCGACAAAAATTGAGGTTACAGGACTTTCTACGTACTCATCACATATGTTAGCAGCGGTAATAAAGGCAGTGTCTTTTATGTTAGCTGTAGCTTCACCTAAGCCATAACCTGTAGCTGTCAAGTAGTCTCTTACACACAGTGCAGGGTTATCAGACCAAGCAGTTGTTGTGTTCCTTGGGTCGTATACCTTCTTACCTTTAATGACAGCACTAATCTCAGGTACACCGTTAGGGAAGGCATCTGCATCATATTCAAGTTTAACATACAGATAAGCAATACCACGAAGTCTGTGTTCGTTTGTCCAACCAGACACAGCACTAACTAAACTACTGTCGGCAGCTTGATCTGCTGTACCTAAGTGTTCCTTGATTGTTACTAGGCCACTATAACGACTAGGAGAGGTAACATTACCACTACCGTTTATAGTTGCCACTTCATCGTTAATATATATCTGTTCAAAAGATTCTATTTCGTGTCCAGCAAAGGCTAGTACTCTGTGTAGTTGTACATTTTCTGTACCTGTAGTACCATCAAATATCCTAGCACCACCAGTTTTCATTTTACCATAAATAACTTGATGGTCTAAAGCAGAACCAGATGCAGTTACTTGATAACCCCTGTTTGACTTACCATTACCCGCACCAAAACCACCAAGGTCTTTAGGCTTAGGGGCCAAGGCACTCATAGCTATGCCCAGTGCTGCCGTGTAAAAGAACTGTGCGCTAAAAGCACCTACAGATGCAAACCCAGAGGAGGCCAAGATACCTGCACCACCGGGAATTGATACGACAATTATTGCCGTGACAATTGCGCCAACAAAACCCTTAAAACTAAAACCCATTTGTATTCTTCCTAACTGGCAGCTCTGCCCCAAATAATCTCTTTGTCTTGTAGGTCTTCTATAAAGTCCATCCCAAGATCGCCGGGGTAAACCGACTTTTGATAAGCAGAAGTGTATCTAGCAACACGGGGTCTCTCTAAGTCTATTAGTTTGTTCTCCACTTTAATCTCTATGGTAGCAGTAGAAGGAGCCTCATCTATGTTCATCTGATCCATGTAACCAGAGAAAACTTGAGTTAGGGCTGTAGTGTCTGAAGTAACACCAAAGTAGATGTTACATACTCTACCTTGATAGGGTTCTACAAGGGCAAGGGATATGACATCTTGAGTCATACCACTAAGCGTAATAGTTGCACCCCTAACAGATAAGTCAGAAGCCTCTTGTACTTCTGATATACCTAAGAGATTACCTGCCCCTGTCCAGATATGCCCTTCATAATTAAGGTTTCCTACTCCTGTCCAAAGCCTTAGTTGTTCTGGGCCATCAAACAAGAGTTCTACAGCAAAGAAGGGGGATATTTCTGGTGCGCTTAAGGCATTGCGTACTACTTCTTGAATATCTCTAGTCATTATACAATTGCCTCTACAGCCTCAAAGGAGATACCATAGGTACTAGAGTTACCTATCTGCCAATCTTGTACATTACTTGTTAGTCTAAATACACCCTTAGCGTTGTCTACAACTACGGCACTACCTGAATAGGTAGCCTTAAGGTTAGGCCAAATGTCTACTGCCCCCGTAGTAGAAATGTCTGCTAAGACCTTGTGCAGTTTAGACGTAACTGTAGACCCTAGCTGTATGTAGTCACCAGCTTTAAGTGTACCCCCATTACTAAGGGTTAAGGTAACAGAGGAAGCACCAGCAGTACCAGTTGCTACTATGTCACCATCTACTGCTGTACCCCTTGGGGCTACACAATTAGGATCGCCCAAGAGAAAGGTATGCACTGGTCCCTGTAACGACAACAAGAAGGCTACCCAAGGCTCACCTAAGTCTCTCCTGACAGGTGGTATGGTAACTGATGCTTTCCATGCTTGCCCTGTGTGTTGTACTATCTGTTGTTTATAAGTAAAGGGAGACTCAGAGGTGGCAACAGCGTTCATAGCACTAAGAGTTATTTGTGCAAAGCCTATATCAGTTGGTGCAGTCTTTAGTGTCATAAGATTTCCTTACCCAAACGCTTGTTTCATTTGACCACCCCTACGACGATCATCTAGTATGCTTTTCTTAGTCATGTTAGCAATAGCTGGGGCTTGCTGTGCTATAATCTTCTTAACACTCTCGTCACCATTAGCGGTAAAGTTAAAGTTCTGATGAATAATAACGTCACCACCAGATCCACCCTCTGCCTGTACACCTAGCTTACCGTTCTTACCTCTTTTCAAAGGCATAATAGCTTCTGGGCCAGCTTCTCCCATTAGTCCTGTACGACCATCATTCATACCGAAGGTAGTTGGAGAGCCTACGACACCACCATCAGCGTAAGCTATTGTAGCACCAGAACCACCCCCAACGCCCCCAGCAGGGCCAAAGTAACCCCCAGCAGCGGCTGGACCCATTATAGCACCACTGATCATACCTGTGATCTGTTTAACAACATAGATTTGATACAACTCAGCAATAATAGCCCTAGCCATATCTTTAAAGGCATCTTTAACGGACTTAGTGCCGTCTACTATAGATGTAAGTGCATCACCCATACTGTTAGCTATAGTGTCTGCTAAGTCTTTCTGTGCTTGCCTCTGTTCCTCAAATACCTTAGTTAATTCTTCCTGTTTAGCTACCTTCTCAGCTAAGTCACGAAGGTCTCCTTCTTTAGCTTTTTTATCAGCGTCCCTATTCTGAAACTGAAGTTGCATAAAGATTTCTTGTTCTCTACGTGCATCACCCTCTAATCCAAACAAAGCCTTACTTAACTCTATCTGTCTTTCCAGAGCCTTGATCGGGCCTTCCATAGTTGTTGGTTTTGCGCCTTTTTTATTCTGTTCAGACGTAAACTCTTTGTACAGTGCTAAGACTTCTGGGGTGAGCCAACCCATAGGATTATTACTATCAAACTTTCTTGGGTCTCCACCTCTACCAGAGTAAACCATTGCACTGTTAATCGCAAGCTGTTTATCCATTTCTTTTGTTAAGTCTTTATTAGCCTCCAACAAGTCCTGTAGAATATCGTACTGTTCCATTTCCTTCAATACTATGTCTTCTGAAATACCTAAAGCTAACCTAGATTGCCGATAAGACTCCCTAGCCATCTGTTTCTTTACCTCAGATAAAAGTACTTCATCACCAAAATTTCCATTTATAGTGTTTTGAAGGTAAATCTTAGACTCCATGCTTGACTTTTCTTTGTCTATAGCATCTTGTTTTTTCTTGTTAGCTTCAGCTTCTTCCTCTTTGGCCCTCTTAGCTTCCATTCTGTTTTTGTATAAAGCCTCCCATAGCTTCTTCATAAGGTCTGACTTACGTTTTGCCTCGTCTTCGTCTTCTTTGGCAATCATATCATAGAAGGCTTCCATTTCGGTAGCGTGTTCTTCTAAGGCATCATTAGCAGCATCACCCTTAGCCTTTTCATCGTCAACCATAAGTTTGGTCAGACCCGATTCAAACATCAGGGTTCTAATTCTTTCCCCTAACGTCCCATTAAACTTCTTAGAGTACGCAAGTAGGTCATCGCCTAGTTTTCTAAGCCCTTCTGCTCCCTCTATAACACGGGGCTGTGCAGCCGTACCACGTAGTATTTCTGCAATCTCCCCTCTGACTTTTAGAAGTTCGTTGGCATCTTCAATTTCCTTTTTAGAACCACCGAACTTTTTTCCTGCCCACCAAGGTGGCTCTGTCATATCTTCAGCCATGAGGGCTAGTTCGTTTAAAATACCAGTTGACTCACCTTTTGCACCAAAGGCCAAGGATACTTGTTTTTGTACATTTGCAGCAGAAGATTTCTCAAGTAGTTCCAAGTACTCTCTTAGTACAGTATTGGCCTCACTAAAGGGTGCGCCTAGTGTATCCCGTAACATAGAAGAGACATTACTTAGGTCAGATAGTGCTTCCTCAACAGCCTTTACGCTTTCTTCAAGTTGTTTACCTGCGTCTCTGGTGTCTAGGAATGTCTTAAGGAGCATAGTTCCTAACGACAGACCAATACCGATAACAGCACCAGCAACGCCGGGAAGTAGTCCAGCAAGCTGAGTACCCTGTTGACCAAAGGCTACAAGT